CCTTGCTTATAAGCAGAGTATATGCCCCGCTTATTACCCCCTCGGGGGGCTCCCTTCACAGGGAGCCCCCCAAGACCTGGCTAGCCTAGCCAAGTCCATTTCCACGATAGATTCATAGATCGTGGGACTACGTACTCACCAGGTTTGAGTCCCTTAGAGGCTTTCACCTCCTCTGACTCAAACTTATGAACCACACCGCGTTCCAAGCTCTTGCGAAAGAGCTCGATCCAATCGGGTTCACGCGCAGCAAAACTGCGCGTAGACGGTTGTTGAACGCGGTATTCGTGTCGATGGAGACGTTTGTTAAAACGCCTCCGAAAACCACGAGTTAGGTTCGTCCCAACACCAGCCTTAACTCTAACCGTTAACGGAACGTCAACGGTAGAATCAGGTATGGCACCATACTCGGCTTCGAAGATTTCTCTCAAAGCGTCGCACGGACCAAACTTCTCATAAAACAAGTTGAGAAAACTGATATGGGAGATTTGTGAAGTAGGCGACCCATCGAAGGGTTGACGAAATCTTAAAGGTGCGACATCATAACCATTATGATAGTCGCCCCCGCAAGACTCTCGAAAAGGACCATCGATGTAGCATTTCCCGAGATTGACCTTTAAGCCAACTTGCTCGAGTGCAGATATAATTATGTCAGCTGCAACAGCTGGACATATTATATCGTCACCGTAAACGTATACAGAATTCCTAACCTCTATACTTCCGCCCCTCCTCTTCTTGAAGAGGAGGTAAGGAAGGTTTGGAGGCTTGGAGAACTGTACGTTAATTGTGGCAGCTGTTGAAATCGCCCAAAATATGAGCGCTTCAACTGGGAAGCAACAAGAACTCCCCATAGGGGCGAACTTGTTCAAAACAACCCTATTACCATCGGGCAGAAGCGTCTGCTCACTTCTACAGGAGGTAAGACACTCATACCAATTGCTAGGAAAAAGAGCCCTAACAAGGCCGAGTGACACTCGATCAGAAGCCTCAGACAAATCAAGCGTTGCCAAATCTCTTGTTACAGAGGAATGACGAGCAAGATGTCTGTTAACTTCTTGGTCAGTGAAATTCACTAACCCTCGAGTTAAGGGATGAACTGATAGCCCTTCATACATTTTGTTCATGATACCCTGCTGAATGAACATAAATTCAGCGGGTTCACAACTAATGATACGTGGGCCTCTTGAATCCTTAGGAACGAGACAAACTCGTGCACAAGGATCAAGTTCTTCCGCTTCTATTAACCTCTTCATCTCATCGACAAAGTGGTCATAGTTAAGGAAGAAATAATCAGAATAAGAATAAACTGTGTCAAGCTTCGGTGAATACCTAAGCTTGGCATACTTATCCGAATTCTTGGTACGACACGATGTCGCACCATTACTGTGTTTAGGACGTATGTCCATAGGGTCCAGATTACAGAGGACCTCATGGATAAGTGTCCTAGCCTTTTTCACGATCTCAAGTTCATTAAGATCGTCAAAAGAAGGCAAAGATGCATCGATGAGTTTGAATTCATCTAGCAGTCTATTAACATCAGTAGGATTAAAATCAGTTTCCAACTTGTAGAATGTGTAAGCCAGTTGGCGAACACATGCTACAGCTGCCGAATCGCCTCCCAACGCGAGCTTGATAGCTTTACCCAAGAATATAGGAATGTCTGAATCTTTTTGTTTAGAAAAGAACTCAGGACATTTCCAACCATTCTCAAATGAACTATCAAGAGCTTTACCAATAGTTGGTAAAGTCTTCGTCAGGTAGGAAATCCCCTCACTCTCCAAACGTTTAACAAAGGTTTTTATATCTTTG